ACATCTCGATACAACCCGGACAGACGAACATCAGCGCGTCGTACCTGAGTCCATGGTCGTCTACGTGCTTGAGAACGGACTTCACGGGATCCTCCTGGGGTAGAAAACCGGAAACATCTCTCCAAAATCTCCCCCGGGGCAAAAATATACAGCCGGGCGATGCAGAGGGGGGGTATCTACTGCGACCCCTCCCCCCCTATGGGTCAGGTCCCGAGGTCTCAGTGAAGTCTGGAACTTCTCGTGTGACCTTTGTGTAGACACCTGTGACATTCTCTCTCACAATCTCATCGATGGCGTCTTCGATTGCTTGATGTTGATCAGCTTCTGATAGTTCATCAGAAGTGTAGAGTATTCTAGCTAAAAATTCATTTGTGTTGTAGCCAGAACGTAGATCGAACGACAACCAAGCGTCGTAGTGGGTGAAGGGGGAGTGGGGGTTGTCAATTGTTGTTAACATAGACTCGATCATACAACCAAACTCCTTTCACTATGAGATGGTAGAAGGTGGGGTTTCAAATAGGAATGGGGAATGTACACAGATGTACTACTAACTCTCAGGTCCCTCTAACTCATTGATAGACTTACTCAATGTAGTTAGTGAGACACCCAACTGTTGCGCTACCTGGGCCCGTGTATAGCCAAGCTCAAGCATGTCTTGTGCACGACGTGCTTTAGATGTAGTCATTACCTTACTCACACGAGGTGTAGCCAGTTCCTTGACCCTCTGAAGGTCTGCATACTGGAGGATGGAGGTTAGTTTGCTCTCACTAATAGCACCTGCCTGGATAGCATTCCATTCCTCATCACTAATGTAGATGCGACTCTTCTGAGCCCCGGTTCTGTTACGCATCTCCTGGAGGGCCTGGGATTCAAGCTTCTTCTTGGTAGCATCATCCATGTGTGGTTCAGCATCCAACTTAGCTCTCATAACACCATTCGCCAGGGTTTGGGCATGCCGTTCGAGGGGGCGGTTACGAATCGCAATGTCAAGGGAGGCATTCAAAGTCTTTACTTCGTTTGAGTAAGCTTCTTTTGCAGACTTCGAATACTTTGACCGGGGGGTATTTGAAGCTTCCTTACGTGCCTGATTAGCTAATGCCTTGAGTTTGTTGGAATGTTCTGCATACACCCTTTCCATAGGGGTATCAGATGACAAGGTATGCGCATCATCAGTAAGGGCAAGGCGTGCGACCTTCTCTTTCAGGGGCTGGCCTGTACGGAAACTGGTCTTACCGGTCTCAACATAGACCTTCTTACCAGTAGCCTTATCGATAGGCCCCCCTTCAGAGGCAAGGCGGAGCTTCCTTTGATTCACCCGATCGGTAGCAGTGGCCCTTGAAATGAGGGTAGAGGCACCTTTGTTCTTACCACCCTGGTATCGTTCTTTCAACTGGGGGATGTTGTTATCGATGGCGGATTGTTTGTAGTTCAGCTTATGCTTCTCAGCATCGATGACTACCATTGAATGTTTCACCGCTCTAGCAACATCTGCAGTTGATGCTTGACGAAGAGTCATGTCTGTGATGAGGTTTGATATTTTACCCATCTCAATTCCGGTTTCCCGAGTTGTCATCACATGCATTCCTGGATATTCTTTGTACAGACGACGAGGATCGAAGTTCTTCAAGTCATCCAAAGCAGGAGATATTTTGACTCTCCCTGAATCATTCGGAATAACGAGAACAGTATCTCCATCGAAGTCTGCGCCAGAAAGCCGATCAGCTACAGTATGGTGAATACCGACAGCATCCTTAGCACCACCTATTACGGTCTTCGCTTCACGTTGCTTGTTGTTGACAGTCAAATCAGGAATCTCGAACGTCCCTGCATGAGGAAAACGAATAAGCGCAACTCTCTGCCCATCAGGGAAGTTTGGTGCGTAGACCTCATTCGGCTTGATCGTGTCGAGAGGCAATATAACATGCCAACTTTGACCTTTCAGACCAGCTGCATCCAAATGGACAGCAGCCGAATCTGTTGAATCTCCAAACTTGTCGAGAAGAAGTCGCTTTACAGTTGGGTTTGTCAATTTCGCAATTGAGTTATATTCTGACAGACGCTCTTCATACGTCATGTCCAACTGATTCTTAGCAAGCCTTGGGCTCTGCTTTGACAACATCTGACTAGATATGGTCTTTGACCACTTCGTCCAGTCACCTTCTTCACGAACGATGTTCATGGCTGAGGTAACAACCTCTTTACCATCTTTGTCGTGTTCAACGATCTGTCGCTTCAAATATGAACCAAACGGATTGTCTGGGTCATCTTTGATTGGCTTCATCGCATCGAGATGATTACCTGTAGGGTCCTTGTTTGTGTTGAACACGAGATCAACACCATCTGGAAGACCATCTTTGTAGATAGCCATACCCTTCAGATAGTGATCATCACCAACCTTAACTCGAACCTGCGAATAGCGAGATCCTTCAAGACTGACGTCTTTGACGCCTGGACGAGTGAAAATGACACCATCCATCTCTGCTCCACCCTCATGACCGTATCTAACGGAAACTCGAGAAGGTGAGATAGAGATTGGTGGATGGATACCAAGATATGAACGTCCACCATCATCAGTGAAGCTCATGATCTGTTGGATGTTCGCTTTGTTCTTCAATACTTCGCCGATGGTCACATCAGGCCCAGCAAGAACCTTACGCCGTGTGTCCTTACCAGTGCCCAACTGTCGCTCAGTCAAGGAGTGAAGTGTGTAACCATCATCAACAGCAGCATCAACGGCTGCCCTCAACTTGGTTGCGCTGATACCAATATGATTCTCCACACCACTACCCACATCGAGGTACTTCTTCTCAGCAACCTGCTCCTTGAGCATCTTCGAAGTCTGCTCAATGACGTTTGCTTTGTCAGCTGCACCTGGGGCAAGATATGAACGAATCGTGGATTCAGGCTTGTCCATTCGCTTGCCGATTTCGACATTAGAATAGCCCTTGTCCTTGAGCTTCTGGGCTTGAGTAATATCGGCCTGACGACGTTCTGCAATTGCTGCAGACTTCCTGTTACGAAGGCGAGTTGTGGAGATGCCCAATCCTTCTGCGATCTCGGTCTCCGACATGCCTTCTTTCTCAAGCACCTTTACATGATCGAGGAAATCCTTGTTGTTCTGGAAAGTAACCCCACCAGACCCCCATGGATATCGACCACTGTGTCGAGGAGTTCCATAATGCTCAAGATAGTCGTCTTCATCAATGATCATTGAATCACCCCTCCTTTCAAGAGTTCGATTCTCCTATCGGATGCGATGATCACATCCATGATGTGTGCAACTTCATCAGGATCCGGAATATGGATCTCGACGTCTTCTTGATAGATCCGCAGTTCCATCTCAATCCCGAATGGTGAGAAGCCATATTCTAGACAGAAGAGCGCTGCATAAACCAACAGCTGCTTCATGGACGCCTTAACGATCCCTGTCTTCAAGTCGTGGATTCTCAGATAGTTATTAACAAACGAGATTGTGTCTGGAGTACCGAAGCAGTTGTCGGAGAAATATAAAGGTTGCTCAACTTCCATGCTGAAGTCAATAGCATCCGCTACGTAATCTGAAAGGGCTCTGTCATCGGCTGCGAGTCTTACTCCCATGACGATCGCTTTGTGCGCTAATTCGTGAAGCGCTGTTCCTCTGGCAGCTGCTCGAGCCAGAGCGTACCGTGCATCCAGTCTCTCTTCCGTGTAATTGATCCAGTGATAGTTACTCGGACTGAGAAATGCATGCCTACCGTGAAGGGCTGAGTGCGAGTTGAAGTTCATCAAACACCCCATCTTCGTTCTCTGGGTAGATGAACGACGCATACGACATCTTGTTAAACTGATCCACGTAAAATGGTTGGTTTGGACGAGTTCGTGCCGTTTCTGACACCTTGACTTCAAGCATGGCCCATCGATCATTGTGAAGAATGAGCAAATCTTGAATTCCTTGTATGCGTTGTGGATCGTTCTTGATCACAACACAACCAGGGAACTCTTTGTGAAGTCTCTTGATGAGTTTGGCTTGGTATTGAGCTTCGGTCATTGGTCCTCCGGGCAAAAACGAAATTAGTTGAAATTTTAGACTTCCCCTCATTATATACGTTGTTTTAGGTACGACTTAATACGTATTATTTGGCAATAGCGAATTGTTGCCATGTGGGGAAGACTTCCTTCTTCACCAGAATCGATTGCCAAATATCAGCAACCAGTAATCCGTGTGTTGTAGCAGCAGACATCGTCGTCTTGTACTTGATCTCTGTACCAACGTCGATGATTGGCCCTCGATCGCTGTGTGAATCACGAAGTGTGAACTGTCTGCAGTACTTCCAGGCGAACCATCGAGGCCTCCATACGAGGTTCTCAACATGATTGTCGGTCTGGTCACCACTCAGATGGACCGGAGTGTTGAAAATATCCGTCTTACCATCTAAGAACTCATCCGCTACGAGTAGAGCCACGCTCCTTGTGTACTGAACTCGATCCTTCACTAGCCCGATCTTGAGTAGCCCAGTCCTAGTGATATTCGGCCGCAACAACCTCCCTGTGTGTTTGTTGGCCACTTGTCCATGACTACTCACTTGGTAGTCTGGGAACTCCCATACTGTTGCCCATTGTTCTTCCATCTTTCACCTCTTTCAGCCTTGAAAGCAAGAATACGTATTATGTTCGAAAATTCCTCGCAAAACTCTTTCACCAAAAGTGAAGTTAATACGTATTCCCTATATTAGCGCGAGAAAGTAGAGAATACTAAAAATACGTATTAACCTCGATTTTTATACAAGAGTTTTGAGCGAGATTTTCGGAGGTTAATACTTAATACGTATTCTTGCTACTAAGCCCCTCCCCCGGATCCAACAAAAGACCAGGTCAGAGGGCATTTCGTCCTTTTGCCTCAACTCACTCAGACACCGAAATTCTACGTATTATGTCTGTCAAATCTGGGCAGTTTTTTGGTACTTCTTTTCCAGCTCGTCGATTTCGTGCCAGTTTCGGAGGTTTTCCGACGCATAAGTACGCTCGTTGAAATGCCTCTTTTCCCCCAAACTTTTCCACACTGCACGGTCGATTGTGGAATCCGAACGTAAAACGTAGTAGAAAAGTTCAGAAAATGGCGTGTCCAAACGGTCGATTCGACCCTGTGCTTGGATGAAATTCTTGTACGAATATGTGAGCGAATAGAAGCACATCGTGTCTGTTTCGGTGCAATTCCAACCCTCAGCTCCCGCCACGTACTGGACGAGGTACACCCACTTTTCGCTTTCTGGGAGTGGTTGGTGCCTGTGGCCGTTCCACTCCGCAACTTGCACAGATGAGTGCAGTCCCAAGCTCCGTAACATCTCTAATTCGTAGTCGAAGTTGTAGAACACAACTAGCCGGTCGTGTTCCTCCAAGAGATTCTGTACAGCATTGAGTCGAGACGCATCCGAGTTGACAATCTTTCGCATCACCCGAAATAACTCGGCCACATCCTGGATCGGCTCTGATGTGTAGGGATTCCATCTGTCTACTACCGCCTTTCTGTACAACCCCTTGTCGTACTGAGTTTCGATGTCTTTGATGATCCTGGTGGTGTGACTGAGATATGGCATCTCAACCAAGATCATGTTTCGGTACTTCTCAAGGATGTCTACTCGGTCGTACCTAACGATTCGAGGGAACTTGCTAAATGGCGCATAGACGACATGCTCTCTGGTGAACTCAGAAGCATTTCGATAAAGTCCGTTGGCCACGAACACGGGAATATAGTCAATCCACGTGTCCCCAGGCGTCGCGCTGAGTAGAACCCATCGGTTCTTCCTGGTGATCTTGTAGAACGCTTTGACCCATGCGCCGTGCCCGACGACTCGCTGTTCATCGAAGACAAAGAACGCATCCACCACGTCTGTATAGTTCCCAATGTTGTTCCAGGAATCGATAGTGATTTTACCATTACCAGGGACACTAAGATCGGTTCCGATTCCAAAGTGTGCTGCCTCCTTCTCCCAGTCAAGGGAGTCTCGTTTCTTGGCTGTGGTGATGACGTAGATATCCTTCGGGGCCTCCTTCTTTGCGTAGTACGCCATTGCGGTCAGAGACTTACCTGTCCCCACACCCCCAAATAAGACCTTACCGTTCTCGAGAAGGTCTAATGCTTGCTGCTGGTGCTCCATCAGTTCTACGCCCATCATCACCTCCTATACGGCGAACATTGCTCCCGGAGGAGGTTGTTTTATTTCTTCCATCGGCTCTGCAACGGTTTGTTGGCAATATACAAACGTTCCGTTGTTGAAAGATGCGCCGTATGGTTGATGAACCCATCTTGGTCCCAAAGCAAAGTTGATCCGTACAATACGATGACCACAGTGCTTACAATAATCTTCCATCAATCACCTCCTACTTGGGTTTTGTGTCGTTAAAGGCCAGTGCCTCTTGATACATCATTTCGACTTCCATGGGCAATCGACCTCTGCCGTAATATCTCGGAACAGCGACCCGAACTTCGGGATCCAACAGCCGCTCGATCATCCGAGCCTGGTAGGGCACAAGATATAGACCGAACATGACTGCTGCCTGATGTTGCCACATGATCCCCAAAGTTGGTCCACAAGGGACGCCCCATGTAATTTCGTGAGCCATCTCAGCGGGCATGGAATCTGTTAATGGCATTTCACCTCCATCCGTGATGTGTGTTCCAAAACGTCTCTTGTTTTGGCCGAGTCATGTAATATGCGAGTTTGGTTGGATCGGTCATCGAGAGCGTGGGCCCACAAGGGACTCCGAACAGCAATTCATGCGTGGATACACACGTTTCCCATTCGACAGCTTCACGCATCCGAGCTTCCATCCACGCTCGTACGTCAAACTCGGTCATCGTCGGTACTTCGATCTGTCAGGAAAGGCACGCACTTTGGCTTCGAACCGATTCCGAGGATCCTGCAACTTCCCCTCGACTTCCTTCATCCCGTCACAATCGAGACAGAAGTATTCGGCTTTCTGTTCCCGATCGAAGTGTCTGCGAATATGACCACAGACCAAGACCACACGTGTTACCGGATCACCGTCACCTGTCGGCATCGACGTAAGCCCCCAAGTGATCGTGCGGATTGTCTACACACGAAGCATCACACCATGCCGAACCGTTTCCAAGCACGTGAACAACGTGCCGAGGTTGACTAACGTCGCTTGTTACGAACGTTCTGCTCGCAACGCCATGAATACCGCTCGTGATGTACACGGCGTATGCGTCAGCGAGACTGTACAGGAAGTGTCGCGTTGCTTCTGAGTTTGGCGGTGGATATGCCTGAACAGCAATCTTCAACGCTTCTGCCCGAATGTTTTGAGCTACCGACATCTCATGCGCAGCGATCAGATCATCTACCAGAGCCTCAGCATCTGCGACAACGTCCTCTGGAGGCGTAACAAGACCGAGCGCGGTAGCCATACGATAGCAGATCTTGTTCAGCAGAACAGAATCGGCCTTGTACTTGACAATCAGTTCACGTCCTGCTTGGTTGAACGTAGGATATGGTTCGGTTGTAGTGCCCTGAACGTGCTCTCTCACCAAAGACCTCATCTCATCAATTGAAGCATCGAATGGAAAACGAACATCAAACTCGCCACATGAACAACGAATACAGCGTTCTCCGTTGTCCAAATCACGCATCTCATTCATTATGTGTTGCATCAGGCACCAGTCCTGACGCAGTCCACCCAACCGTTGTTGAGCGATCCGACGACTGTGAACAACAATCCGAACCGCTGGGGCGTGAGTGTACTGAACTCTTCGTCGCGACCGAAGTCACCGACAAGGATATAACCGAGTGGTAGCTGCTCGATGTCCTGGATTGTTGCGAACTGTTGACGCAACTTCTCTTGGTTGTCAGCTGTGATTGTGATTGCTTTCATCTGTTCCTCTCTAAAAAGCAAAAACCAAATGCCTTGCGACATCTGGTTTCTTTGGGGGTGGACTTACTTCAGTTCGACTAGTGCAGGATCACAGTGACGAGGAAGCCGAACTCCGTGTTGAAGAACTCGTCTCGCTCGGACTCGGACTCGAACCCACCGTTCTTGGAGATCTCGATGAGCTTGAAGACAACCGACTTCATCACCGGGTAGATCTCCAACGACTTGTTGGTGACGTCCACGGCGAACTGGCCGGCGCGAACTCGACGGACGCGACTGGTCTTCGACAGCGTGTGGCCGAGACAACCGGTGAGCGTGCTGAACTTGAACATGACTGCTCCTTGTTGGGTGAAAGGGGAAATACCTTGTGGTATCGCCCCGGTTGTTGGGGTGGGTGGAATTACTTCATCATCTTGCGGATGAGTGGGCTGATGAGACGGCGCGTGCTGTCGACGAGGATCAGTCTGCGAACGAACCGCTGGCGCATGTAGCGACGATGCTCCTGTGCGTAGTTCATGTAGTCCTTTCGGATCTGAGCTAGCTGGATATCGAGGCGTTCACGGCAAGCAGCGCTCGGCAAATCGATCACGATCGGGCGTGGCTGTTCCATGTTGGTCTCCTTAGATATGGGGTGTTCCTATTACAGTCATTGTTCTTTCTGCGAATCACCGTTCGTAACGAAGTCTTCGTTCGAGAGATACGTCGTCCAAGGATATACATCCTCAAGCTTCACGGTGTACTGCATCCCCTTCTCATCCTGAAGTACTGGCCATCTCGGATCACCTTTGGTCTCGATCAACTTTCCAACAATTAGTTGATCTCCGAACATCGCGGTGTACGTCCTACCGACCACCATCAATGGTTGGGCCTTCACCGTTTGCCTCCTTCCGAAGCATTCGTAGTTTGTAGCGCAGCTGACTCAAACGAGAGATCGAGTCGTCGATACCTTGTAGAACTTGTGGGGGGTGCTCATCTCTGTGCCTCACTTGCCACAGTCTCTTGATCCGACGATCAAGCGAGCTGACGAGCAGACGAATATCCTCATCTGTGAGGAGTAGCCGTCCCTTCACTTGTGACATGTTTCTCCTTAGGTTTTGTGCGGGGCTAAGGCTCAGGGGGCCAAGCCCTAACCCCACACGATCTGACAGGGTTTAGATGAAACCCTTGGTCTCGAGACGCTCGTGAATCGCGAGGTTGATCTCTCGGTTGACCGTGGTGTTTCGACGCTCGGCCATCTTGGTCAGCGGTTCGAAGTACTTCGGGTCGATCTCGGCCGCGAACTCTACGAACTCCCGATCGAGGTCACGGGCGGTCTGAGCCGCGGTCTTTCTCGCGACTGGCTTCTTCGATGAAGAGGCGCCGGTTTTCTTCGATGATGCTTTCGCTGTAGCCGGCGATTTCGTGGCTGGATGCTTTGCGATCGCCACCTTCTTTGATGACGCGGCTGTCTTCTTGGCTGCTGCCACTTACTTCTCCTTTTGTTTGGGATGTTGAAACGCTCAGATTCGAAGCGTGGTACTCCTGTGACCAGGCGTAAATAAAGCGCTCCTCCACTACCGTCACGAAACGGAATGGAGGATGAGACCAACCTTGCGCATAGACGAGCGCATGCTCCTTCTCGGTGAACCGTCTTGTCGGGGTGTTCTCGACTTTGACGATATAAACCGGTTTGTGTTCCTCTTGCGTCGTGGGAGGACGAACGGGCTCAGGGCTACGTCCGCATACCTCACAGTATGGATGCCCTTGAATCCATGTCCAAGGACGTTGGTGTTCTGTGCATCCGACTTGCTCCGAATGAATGTGATACGCCACCATTACCACTCCTCTTCAGGTGAATTGGCCAAGCGGATGAGAATATCCCCATGGCAGGCTTTGGGAGCACAGAAGCAAACAAGATCTTTCCCCTTTAACTCCCCCACGTCGCGAAGCAGACTAGGCTGACTCCACAACCACTTCTCGTATTTAGCGATAACTTCGTATCGCGTACCGTCTCGTCCGACATGAAACGGATTCCCCCACTTGCTGTCTCGACCGATGAATATTGCATCAACCGGTCGCTTCTTGTCTTTGACGTTCCAGACCTTAGGCATCAGTCTGTCCCCATCGTTTCCATTCGCACTCGCATCCGAATTCGGAGGACGCGGTTACATACAGCACAAATCTGGACTGCGTTTCTAGAATTGTAAGCGACCGGAATGATCGACTGCCCACAAAGAGTCGTGTTGTCGTTGAGGTCATCGGTCTCGTAAATATGAATGGTAACCATCAGTCCTCCTCAGGATCGAGCTTCTTCGGGGCCTTCTCTGTGACCTGGTTGATGAACTTCGAACGAATCTCCACTTCCCGCAAAAGTTCCTCGGACGGCAGGGTCAAGCCCTCCTCCAGGATCCAGTTGAGGTACTCCGTCTTGAGATCGAGTTCAGTTTCGAGCGCTCTTGTGCTACTACTGTTTCTCCATCCACAAACAAACGCTGCTACCATGCATCCGACTTGATAAGCAGCCCAATGGGTTAAGACTTTCTTTACTGTTGACGACTTCACTTCAAATACCTCCCTGTGTGAGTGACCAAAAAGGAAAACCCTAAGTCCTTGTAGACTCGGGTCATCGACAAATGTCGACTAGTTGGTCCAGTATCCAGTAGATACGGTACCAATGACGGCTGTACTTGACAGCGACATAGGTATCTTTCATTTGGGTTTCGGTTCCTTTTGGTCGGGTTTGTTCCTATTCTAATCGTTGTTATTCCTGCGAGCAAAGAGGATATACCTTGCGGTACGTCCCCTTGGTTGTGGTGTGGTTCACTTGTCGACAAGCATGTTGATGAATTTGATTCGCTCGTTGTACATCATCTCGATCTGCTCCTGTGGGCAGCACTCCAGATATCGACGCAGAACACTCACAAGAAGATTGGTGTGTAACAGGATCAACTCTGAGGTAGAGATGATCGAGCTTCGCACTGGATTCTTCTTGAAGTGATCCACGACGAATGTGTGAATGCCGAACACGAGGGCGACTCCAATGATTTCATCGAATTCAATCGGTTCCATGATATGGCCTTTCGGTTGGTGTTCCTATTACAACCGTTGTTTCGCCTGCGAGTTTCACAAAAAAGGAAAGTCCTTGTAAGGGGACTCTCCTCTCCAGCATCTCGGCTGGACGGGGGTTCACACTTCGGCTTCGAGGGCCTGGTTGTAGAACGCGTCGTAGAGGTCGTTCTCCTTGAGGAAGTTGTCATGGTCCTTGAGGGCCATCTTGTTCAGTGCCAGGCACACGACGGTGGTGGCTGTGACAGCGATGGCGACCTTGTGGTCGATGACGAACTGCTTCGTACGGAGGCCGACCTTCTTCACGGTGTTCAACATTGTTGCTCCTTTTCGGGTTGGTGGTTTTCCTATTATAACCCTTGTTTTTTCTGCGAACTGTTGGGAGCGTCTCTCGACTTCTTGGCTATCCCTAGCAGGCGTGGCCACCAACCTGTGGGTCCCAACAATTCATCTCAGGGCACTACCGCGCCGGTGAACAATGATTTCAACTCTGGGTGGTGACGAGCCGCATAAGCTCTCCTTTCTACGTCGGTCGACCGTAACGACCGAGTTCGGCGGTCTGATAAAACGTACCTTTTTCTTGCGCACGTTTCTGCTGATCACGAAACACTTGATCGATCAGCTCGAGATGATGTCCTTCTTCTGCGTGGTGACGTTCTCGAAGAAGCCGTCGTGCTTGTTCCCTTGTTCGACCGCTGACGCCTCCGAATATACAGAAGGCACCATCTCTCGAACAAACCCACTTGTCAACATTCGCTCCAACCGCCATAGCTGGTTGCACGAGTGTTTTCTGGGTGGGAGGAGTACTCGGTTTCTCGAGGGCCATCACAGAGCCTTGAGCGCTTTGACTACTGCAAGGATATGGATGGCTGCGTCTGAACGCACTTCACGCATCGTATGGCGGGGACGTTTCCCCTGCCAATTGCATGTGCAGGCAGCGAGGAATCGTGCACCTTCGGAGGGGAGTGGGAGGCGAACGCACTTCAATCGATGCCCGTTCTCCATGGCGATCGTGGCTGGTCTACGCCGCTCCATCGAAGTCCCCATTCTGGACCTCACGGATATGGACGAACTCATCGTGCTGCGCGTTGTGCTTGGCGTAGCGAACGAACCCCGACCTCCAACCACACGAACAATGGGCCTGGAACTTCGGCCCGTCCTTCTTCGGCGGCGTGAGAACTTCGAGTCTCGTGGTGTGGCTTTGCTCTGTCACTGCGTACCCCTTTGATTGTTGGAATATGACAATGGGTAGTTTGACTGTGATACCCACACAGGTTGGGACTACAGCTCGCTGTCGGAGATATAGACGACGGCGTTGGTGCCCTTCTGGACCTTCTTGACCAGATCGTCCTTACGCCTCTGATGATCCTCAGCATCGACCTGCTGCTCGAGAGCCCAGACGTACTTCTGCTGAAGAAGGAGTGACTCACGGGCGTCACGCAACAACTCACGTGTGTCCTTGACGAAGTCCTTCTTGAGCCATTCCAGCAACGTAGCCTTGCTTGCGCCGTGATCGCTGTGATGCTCGAGATATGTTTTCGACGCCAAGAGGTCCATGTTCGTCTCCGAACGCAGCATCTTGATCGCGTCGATGACCCCTTTCACTCCTGGAGTGTGATTGGGGTTGCACCGAAGCTCGGCGATCTCCTTTGCGGTGGCGAGATCCATCATCCTCCTTCATTCGTGCAGGGCAGAAGACCCCACTTCGTGGTACCGATTGTCTTGCCTGGATCGACCAAGCACACGTCGAGCGTGCACGGGTTGAGGCTCCACTTGCGTGTTCCCTCAGCGCCATTGGTCGGAACGCAGATATCTTCTGGCCCATCTGCAGGAGCGTAGTGCGTGGGGGTCTGAACCATCCACGGAAGGATCTCTTGCACCGGATTGCATGCTGAGAGAGCGATCACTGCACCGATCAACGCAACTACCTTCTTCATGTTGTCCCTCCTCAGGGAATATGGGTCACAACCTCCATGGCTGCAGACCACTGATGTCGTACATCACCTTCGTAACGCACGCTTGTCTTTGTTTGTTCAACGCTGAATTCCCAAATACGTCACTGGCGCTTTGGGCATCGCAGTGGGAGCGGAAGAAAGCTGCGTAGCTGGTTCCACTCCAATTACCTTCGTGTGCCTGCCAATATCCATGGCAACATGCGTTGGCCACGTCGTTTCGACAGTTGCTTTCTCGCCATCCGTATCCCCAATTGGATCTGGGTCCACTTCTCGGCTGATCGCTGAACTGACTGGGAAGGCCTGCCTGAACGCGATAGAAGTTCATCTCGTCACAGCCAGAATATCCCTCTGGAGCGAAAGGCATCCCACGTAAACCGGAAGATGTCTCCGGGGGAATTTTCGGGGGATCAACACGAATTGCCTCTTTCAAAGCGTCCATGGTGATCGGCCCGGCAATCCCATCCGGAAGTAAATCGTTTGCACGTTGAAAATGCCTGACCGCTCGAGTAGTGCGAGGTCCGTACTCACCGTCGACGGGCAACACGTACCCGTATGATCGGAGAATATACTGGACTTCAACTACCTCTTGCCCGCTGTCACCTGGACCAGCATCAGCATGCGCATTGACCTTCTCGATGGCGAGAAATATCGCCGTGAAGATTGCTGCCAGTCCGATAAACATGCAGATCGCTAGAAGAGCCGCGAGTAAGAATCGGCCAAGCCTACTCATCCCTCACTCCCCATGAGAAGGCGAGACGCTTCCATGATCTTCTGTCGAGACGCTGTCATTCGGGACGTCGTGTCCTCATTTGCCCAAACAGTCATGTGCTCGTCATAGGCAAGAGTCATCTTCTTGGCTTCTTCGACGATGGTTTCCTCCAACGTCTTAACTGAGTCGGTCTTCATGTTCGGCTGCATGCTTCTCCTTCTTCAGGAAGTCGTATGTCTGGACAGCTGCGTTTGCGTTCTTGATCTTCCGAAACGTACCTGGGCACATCTCTCGGAAGAACTTCCTCGGAGCCCACTTCGCGTGAGTCTCTGTCTTGTAGAATGGCATGATCCCGATGACCATGCTGATTGCCTCTGTGTAGTCGAGGCGATGATCCGTGATCTCCTTGGAGACCCGCTGGATTTCGTGGTAGTGCGAGTCCACGACTTCTTCCATGGTTGTCACATCTCCTCCTCTGTGAGTGCTTGCGGTTCGTCCAACTTCACAACATCGATTTCGAAGCCGTATCCGTAGTAGAACGGATTGCCACATGACCAACCGACGGTCAGCTCGAGAACGTCACCCATGTCAGCATAAATATGCCAACGAGTGTACTGCTCTGTGGTACCGACACCCATGATGATGTGATCGACCTTCTCTGGATGGAGAAGGAATTCCTGCAGTTCGGTATAGGCGCAACAATCACTGGTGTCCGCCAGACGAACTTCGTTTCCATTGTCCAGTGTGATGACGAATGCTTTGTGAGTTCCCCATCGATAAGGGGTCTCCTTTTCCTCCGTCTTGACGATCCGATGCCCGACGACAGCTTGTTCCAGTTTTTCGACGTTCTCAGGCATTGTGCCATCGTCTTCGTCACTGGACAACCTCTCGAATACGTATTCTGTTGTCATCGTTGCTCCTTGATTGGGTCGAGGACCATGCGGTCCACTTGAATACCTTCGTTTTCCAGCGCGGCCTTGAACTTGGTCCACGCTTCGATTGCCGGCTTGTCGATCGGGATCTTGATCTCTGCGTATACCTTGTAGCCGATCACGCTTCCTCCTCACACGGTGGATTTGGTGGGGAAATATGGCCGACCAAGAACGTCTCGATCGGCTCATACCCCCACATGTTGTTGGCTTCGATGTCCTTGACGAGCCGAATACGCTCGCCTTTGATCGTCTCGAACGAGATCTTCCAGACCGTCAGATCCGCAGCAGCGTGCTCCATTGCCTCAAACACCGTGAGGAAATATAGAAGCCCGTGCTCTTCACTTCGAGTCTGAACGTAGTGTTCGGAGTCTGGGGTGTACTTCACGAAGCACGTCCGTACTTCTGCTTCAGAGCGTTGGCAGTGACCTGGTACTCGGTCCAGATCTTCCGGAACCACTCGAGATCGTTTCGAACGTCCTGCTCGTCGCAGAAAGGCATCCCACGTGGGATAGCGATCTCTTCCCCCTGAGAAATGCGAAGCATGTTCCCCTTGAGCACGACCCGCGACTTGGTCGGCATCGTCTTCGCCTTCTCCTCGAGCTTGTCGGTGCAGAACGAGAGGTTCTTCTGCTTGACGGTGATCAGAACAGCGGGGTCCCGAGGGTCGAGAGCCTTCTGCTCTTCACGGCGACGTGCCGTCTTCTTGTGGTTGCGACGACGCACGGAGTTGTTCTTCTCCTCGACGTTGTCCTTCTTGGCCTTCTGTGGCTTTGCCATTTGGAATATCCCCTTTGCTGGTTGTGGTTTCAGTTGTGTTTGCTGCGGAGGGAGGGCAGGGAGCTTCGGGTTTCTCGCCACTATCTCCCATACCCTTCCCTCTGCGTCACTTCGTCTCCATGCTTCCAGAGCTGCCCAATTGTGCTAATATCCGAGGTGCTGGATATTGGGGCGGACAATTACTTCTCGTGCTCCAGACGAGACGCTCTCATGAAGGTTGCGTATCACCAGTGGAAGAACTGGATCTCGCTCCGCTCTCCCTTTCGTTTCTTCTACTCAGGAGTAAACACGAAGTCGGTTTTTTGGTAACGATCCCATATACCCTGTTGTCTAGTCCAGTTTATATGGGCTTCTGTGTGTCCTTCACAGACTACAGTGCGGTCTGACTCATCTCAACGGGCGGGGAGAGATGTAACAGACAGTAGAACTCTCAACACTTCCAGTCAGGACTGGAGGACGGGTATCCAATGTGTTGATTTCTAGCGCACCCGCTCTGAGCCTAAAGGCTGTTTAGCGTCGCTCAGTCGACGGCGACGTCTGGTCGCTCGATGCCGTGGGGAGGAGCCTGATCGACCTCTTCAGTCGCTTCGACAATTGCCTCCGCCAACTCGGCCTCCATGCTCTCCTGCAGCGCCTGACGCAGGAGTTCTGCCCGCTCGTTCGGATCCATGTTCGGATCCATGAACGAGAAGGAAATGATCGGCGCATGCTCGATGAACAGGTTCTTGAACACCTTCCCGGCGAAGCACCGGTAGTTGTCGTTGACCCTGGTCAAGAAGAACCCAGGATATGCCCGAGTGATGCTCGGGACGACCCGACGATCGATGACGATGTACGGGTTACCGTCGTCCTTGTTCTTCAGTTCACCGATCGTGTTCGCCACCTCCTCGATGTTGGCCTTGGTGATCTCGAGGACCTCTACCTGGTAGGGCCTCCGGACGTATGGGGTGAATTCCAAGTCCATTACTTTCCTCTCTTCTGGTTGTGTTTGATGAATTGGATGCTGTAGTACACAACGAATATGAGCAGTGTTACCAGGAAGACGAGTCCTGATGTCCAAAGCGATTCGAGTGTGGGTCGTGGGTCTGAACTCATCGCTCGTCGAAGGCCTTGAGAATAACCGAAGGACGGTTGTCATTCCCATGCTTGTTGCCTTTTGCGATGGCCTCGATGTGGGAGCTGGTGCTCTCCGAATAGCCACAAGTGCAAACTACGCCGATCGACGTGAGCTTGATCGTGTGCATGAATATGTCCTTTCGTTGGGTCAGTCCGGGGCAGGCGCCTCAGACGGTGCTTCGAGCGGGGCGAAGATGTCGATCACTGCTTGAGCGACTTCTCCTCTTCCGGCATAGATCTTGAGATTCTCCTGTTCGTTGAAGAACTCCTTGACCTGACCGACGAGAACAGGAAAGTTCTCCTGCTCATCCATGATGAAAACCACAACGCCCTTGCCGAGGGGTTGCGGAAGCTCTTCCATCTCGCTCACGAAGCAACTGGCTTCGGTGCGTACTTGCGCTCGAGTTCGTCTTCCTCGATCGTGACGTAGAGCGACTTGAGATATGCCTTGATCCCGGACTTGTCTCCGAACGTCCAAGCCGAAGCGTTGATGATCAGATCCGCCTTGGTGATGTCGGCCCAGTCAAGGGTTCCGACACTGTCCTCGTCCAGATTCGTCCGAGCACTCGAGGTGATCATGACGATCTTCGGTGGACGGATCTTGTAGCTCACAGCGACGCTGATATATGGACGAGGGTCATCGCCCTCTTCCCGAGGCTCTGGAATCTTGACGTTCCAACCGTCTTCCAGCATCTGATGGGCAACCTCTTCCGTCAGCACCACCGAGAACTCTCGGTTTCCTTCTCGGTTGAAAGGACCTTCCTTCCCCGAGAAGTTCTTGAAGATGAGTTGCGCATCTTCGATTGTGACTGTCAGTCTTTCAGCCATTTTTGTTCCTACTCCTTGTGATTGACTCGATGGCGTGCCAGAGGAGTTCGAATTCTTCTGTCATCGCTGAGTTTCGGATCTTGAGGGATAGCGGAACTTGATTCACTGCTGTGTGAATGAAGTCGACGACGCTCCCGTAATATGTTTCACCAGAGATCATTGTGAACTTCCAATAGATCTCCTGATTGCCGAGGTTTCTCAGAAAACTGAAATCCTCTGCAGGCGGCTCTGTTGCTGCCGGCGCAACCTTCTTTCTTGCTGCCATCAGCGCCCGGCCAATGACTTCGCTGCTCCGTTGATCAGTGCAAACGTGAGCAGTCCGAGGAAGAACCCCAAGCGACGCTCACGACGGAGCATGCAGAGGATCTCGAGCTGTGCGGATGTGACGTTGTCCATGGTTTCCTTTCCAGGGAAAATTGAAATGAGAAGACCCGAGCGCAGTATTGTCTTTTGCTGCTTTCTCAGATCTTCTCATACTAAGCGTTGTTTTTTCTGCGAGGTTACGAATATGAGTCCCACGCATGACGCACGATGACGACCGAATCTGGTTCGGCACCATGCGCCTCTGCGTGTCGCTGAATTCGTTCCTGCGGATGCTTGTCTCGATCGAGGTTGACCTTGAAGTTCCCACAACTGCAGGATGCAACAAGGTCTCCGATGGTGAGAATATACTCCATCAGTCCCAGATCCAGACCATGAAGCGCCACCAGACATTGAGCACCACGAGCAGGATCATGATGAGAATAACCCATCCGGCGACCTCTGCTGGATTGAGCCGTGGTTCCTTTGGTGGTTTGCGATTTGGTTGCACGTTCCTCCTAACTCACGAATTGCTCAAATGGACCGTAGAAGTCGATTGCCTCAAACGCTTCTTGCTTCAGGCGATCGAAGTAGTCCATGTCGATGTCGAGATCCTTACCTCGGGCTCGAGCCATCTCTCGCTCGATCCACAAATATCCTTTTGTGCCTGTGACAGCATAGTGCTTGTCGTCCTTGATCCTCCACAGTACGCCACCGTTCTTGACAGGAACGAAGCTTCCCGTTCTACCAACATGAACGAGTTCGGACTTGACTGGTGGATCGATCGAAATATCGGTGAAGTTGAGGTACATTACCCCCTGAGTGACACTTTTCGTCTCGCAGAAGTCATCAAATTCGAGCTGTTCACCAGTGAACAAAGTCTTGAACACGTAAGGATGCTGGAATTGGGCGCCTACGGCGGTCCATTTGTCTCCAGTCCTAGCAATATAGACGGCATCGTTCACCAGACAGAACTTGTCGTAGGTCACTTCGTGTTCGAAGTCGTATCCGTATTGCTTGCCGAACTCTTTGACGAACTCGATGATCTCTGGTGTTGCGTTCGGGATCTTGATCGAGTCGGTCTTAATATGCGCAACAACAAAGCCCTTCTTCTGAACCTCTCGCTTGAGGTCGATCATGAAGAGCGCACCACGCTTGGCGACAATGTTGTCTACGTTTCGGTTGTCCTTGAAGGCGTTGGGGAATCTGGCGCTGGTGAGTCCGTAGACGATGTTAATGACAATCTTGAGAGCATAGGCAAGCTCAGCAGAAGCGGAATCGTCTGCCAAATATGGGGATAGCTTACCCCCAAGGAGGCTTCTGGCCTTGTCGTATTGCTTATGCTTAATCGCCATTCGAGCTTCCTTGAGCGCAGCAAAGTTCTTCGTATACGGTCCGAATAGTCCAAGGACTTCAATTGTGGTCGGATGCATACTCGCCACGTCCAGAACGGCAACGTTTTCCCAGATTCCTGGTTCTGCGTAGACGTACCCTCCTTCTCCAACGACCTCTCCCTTGTAGGTGCTCTTCTCGGTTGGGTGACTTGCGTCGAACTTGTAGCCCTTGAACTCCTTGCTGAGATCGGTGTAGACGAAGCTCTTCTGAGGATACTTGTCGTCACCAAATATGATCTTAGCGGTGTGTTGTTGGGTAGTGTGATTGACGGACAAACCAGAAAGATCTGCCAGAATTTCCCTTGCGGTAAAATCTTCCTTCCGGGCAAGGAACGTCGCTTCGGTTCCCATCACGTCGTTGGCGCAATAATCGACGATCTGCTGCCACTTCTCTTCCGGAGCCGGTTGGTCCCATGGAAGATCCAATTCGAGGTGGTGGACACCGAGTTCGATTTCGAACTTCTTCAACGACTGCTTCTTTGAGCTGAAGTCGTAAATATCGGCGTATGAAAGGTTGTACGCCTCCGAGAAGAGTGCACTGTCGTAGCCGTCGATGATCTTCTGACTCAGACGATACAGATCCTCAAGTGGGTACCCAAGGAACCGTGCCCACAGAATATGGTTGTCGTACCGACGGTTGTTGAACCCCACGAGCTTCATGGCGAACAACTTCTCCATCTCCTGTGGTTCTGGATTGATCATCCGTACGACATCACCTTCACCAAGGTACTTCCAACACACGACGAAGAGGTTTGGGAACACCTCAACGTCAAATATCGCAATCGGTTGATCAGCCTTGTCGTCTGATGTCGGAATGGCGTTCTCACTGACGAACTGCATCTTCATCACAGTCTTGATACACGCCATTGACTGGTTGTGACTACGTGCCGCAAACCCGAGAATCGTCGGACGCAAGTCTCTCACGTCGTATGCCATCCCAGATTTGTACGCATCCTCGAGAATCTTCCAGATGAAGTCGATTGACGGCTTCGTCCCTGGATGAATCTCCTTGCGGAGGTTGCGTGCGATCAGATCACGGAGACCCTTCTCACTCTGAATTGTCTTGTTGTCGAGCATGGGCTTGGCTTCCTTTAGTGGAAGACCGCTACTGATCGTAGTGATCTCGAGGTTGTTACATTTGGTGAGCTTCCTCCGAAGAGCACTATCACCAAGAAGCGTCTTAACCTCAATACCTACGTCGAAGATCTGAGCGAGAGCATGAACGTCCCCGCTGTAAATATAGTGAAGATGAAGACCTGCGCCACTCTTACTGAGTTCGGCGTACGTGGGTGGGAAATCCGAGGCGGCTTCCAGATTTGCTTCGAGACTCTTGTCTCCGTTCTCATCGACGAGATCGAAATCGATCACGATGTGGTTGGTTGGGACTCTTACCCAGTGCAGTTCTGAAGTGTCTAACTCGGACAAGGTGGTATGTACTCGCTCCCACTTGTAGCCGGGTTGTCCACTGGGCTTTGCCAACTGCGCTGGCTGATCTGGGTAGAACGTGTCGAAATATGACGGCTGCTCCTTCAGGTCCAATGGCGAGTCTTCTGGCTTAAAGGGGTTTGGCGGCGTCAACTTGAATCCTGAATAGTAGGAACGCACGACATCTCCCTTCACCTCTGCTCTGGCATCGAAATGTTCGAAGTAGTTTCGCAATTCTTCACGGAATTTGTACTGAGGCAGAAACTTATCGATTCCGGTATCAGAACAATACTCCTTGTACAGTTCGTATGCTTGCTTCAATGTTACGCCGTTTTGCTTCTTGAATATGTCGTAACAGGCTTCGACGTAGTTGTAGAACACGTCGGTGTGAAGCATCATCTCAATCGGGCGATACGAACTGTAGAAGTTCTTTCCCATCTCCAAATATCGCTGAAGGCAATGGTATGCAATTGCCCCAAGCTCGAACTCGATCTGGCTCATCAACCGGTGATAGTGAGCTGTGTCCACCAGCATTCCTGTCGGATGGACGTCAATCAGACGACGAATGATTCCAGACTTTGCGTCCGAGATCCTCACAGGCTGGTTAGTGCCCATAAAGAGAAATGCGTTGACCCTCGCTGAGTACGTGGGCTTATACTTCTCATTCATCGTCATCATCTCGTGTGAGATGATCGAGTTCAGTTTGGTGTTGTCATCAATCTTCGACAAGTCACCATCATGCTGAATGGCGACCAACGGATTGGTCTTGAATATCTCTGTGGCAAAGGCGTTGTTGCTGCTGCCCAACGCTTTCGCATCGAAGGTTGCTACGTATCCGTCGAAGAGCTGGGCGATGATGTTGAGAACTGTAGATTTACCGCTACCGGCAGGACCGTAGAAGACCAGGAACTTCTGGATTCGCTTTGCGTCTCCTGCAACAACAGCTCCAATGGCCCATTCGATCTTTGTCCGTTCCTCGTCTGAATACAGAACACCCAGAAGTTCATTCCAAGCGTCACAGTTTCCTTCTTCGAGGGAATATGGGAGTCGTCTGCTTGCGTAGTCACTCTTCTTCACCTCCGTATCGGCGAACACCAACTTCTCGTCGAGAGGATGGCTGTTGTCACTGATGTTGCGCATGTACTTCCGGAATGTACTCCAAATCTGTGTGTCGAATGACTTCAAATCCAGAACTCGATAGGACATACCGGTTCGTTCACGTTCTTCCTTGGCGTGACGCTTCAGATCCTGATCGACCAAACGTTGCACGTCGTACTCATCTGTAGACCAGAGGCCCTTTTCTTCGTCCCATACCGCATAGAACGATTGTCCTCGGACCATCAGATCCTTGGATCTACCTACAGTCCAATCAGGATATAGCACCGGAGGGGCGCCCTTCTTCTCCTTGATACTGACTTGATAGAAATCCATGAGCCCCCTTTCAGAGTTCTTGGTCGATTAGGTACTCGCAGAATTGGTACCAGATCTCGACTTGACGTTGGTCGTGTTTGGGATGCCTGAGTGGGAACAAGCCGCCTTCTCCGTTTGGTGCGTACGTTCTCCAGATGAACCTGTCTACGATGTCACATACGTATTGACTGAACCCCCGTTTGGCGTCTGTTAGCTCTCTAAGTCCTAGATTCTCGATGAATATCCAGAACCATTGTCGAGCACTTGTCTCTGTAGCAAACTCTGTGCGTCTGGAAAATGCAATCAGCATCTCTAGCACAGAGCAAGGCATGTACATCCATCTTTCATCGTGCCCGATGCTCGGATGTCTGATGAACTCTCTGCGGACGTCCAACCCATCTTGAGCACGGTTGTCATCACCAATGACCGACCACACGAACTCAATCGAGTGTAGATCACGAAGCAACTTGAAATATGTCAAAGATGGGGTTGGTACGTCAACAGCAGCAACCTTGTGACAGAGCCAGTTGAAATACTTCTCTTCAATTGGCTCATCCACGACTATCTGTCCTTGAACTTCAGAACAGAATGCCCCAGATGGGTATCCTTCGGTTCGAGATGATTGCCGGCGATCTCGATCGAGTAGTGCCCTGTATGACGGAGCACTTCCCATTCGCACTTCATCTTCTCGTTCCGAATATAGACGACGTTCGGATCCTTCGAACCGTGGCCAAAGCGCATATCACCCAACAACCCAGCATGGTTGTAGATGATCTGATCGGTCTCGTCTGCAAGGATGTCATCGCCCTCGTAGTACGTCAGCGTCGACTGATGGAAGTCCTTCTCATCGTTGAAGAACTCCTCGCAGTGGAGAATATACGGTTCCTGCCCCAACAGCTTCTGCAGGCGACCCGCACTTTCTTCATCCCAATCCCAATCGCCATCCTCATTCCTGAAGATGTTGATCACAGGGGCGTCTTCCTGCTCGACGACCTCGGTCACGGTAATGATCTCCGCTTCATCGGGAATATCCTCATTCCGGGTGTCGTACCCTTCCCGTTCGATGATTCTGACGTACTCCTGTGGCTGGTGGAAAGGAATCAACAGTTGGTTGTCATCCTTGACCTCCTCGAGGAAATCACGAACCTCCGAAACTGTCTTCTTCTCGGTGCGACGAACCCCAAGGAAATATCCTGCGACAGCTCCACCGATCAAAGTTCCGGTAGAGATTGCTGCAGTCTGAACCCAGTGGTTCCTGACAATGGTTGGGATGTTCATGATCCTCCTAGATCTTGTCCCAGACGGTTCCGTCGACGTTGAAGTCGAGCAGAATTGCCTTCTCGTAGCCCTTCACGTTCCCATGTCGGACGAAGTTGTAGATGCCGAAGTCGACATACTGATCACCAGAGCCATTCTTGACCCACCCAACGACTTGCGCTGGACGTGAACGCTCCAAACCGAGCATGTCATACACCTCCTGAAGGAAGATATGGCCTCTGGTCTGGAGCAGATGGTTGGCGTAGTTCTGCTGAACCTGAAGGAAGTTACGATTGGTCTCGACGTTCGGCTGCCAGTACATGTTGGTCTCATCGAACCAACGAGCATATGGCGACATTCCGTCTTGACCAGCGACCTGAGTGAGTTCGGTCTTACCATCCTCACCCTTGAGCTTCTCATTCGAGACCCCCAAATATAGGTCCTTCTCCTTCTCTTCGCCGATCTGATTGCGCACACGCTCTCGATAGGAATCGAAGCTTGCCGACAACGCCGAATATGCTGCTGTGAGAGCAGCGTTCCGACGGCTCAGGATCATGTGCGACTTCGTCAACGCAACAAGTGATGCCACGCTGATGACGACTGAAGGCCCGTACAGCTTGACGATCCTGCCGGTTCCCTTCAAATATACGTACGCCAGATCCTTCCTGTGCTCCATGCCACCCTTCTGATGGACCACACCAACTTCAGTGCTGGTGTGAAGCTCGTTGACGGAATCGACGTCGTGCTTGAAGTCGTCCAACGTCGCCTCGAGCTTGAGGGTTGCTCGGCATGCCAGAACAGTTCCTGTCACGGAACCCGCAACGCCTGCCACGAAGAGCGTCCTCGGGGCGTGCTTCTTCATGAGAAGCATATTTCGTGCGACTCGTGTTGTCACTCCTATTGGTAGGAAACTCATGTCTCTCCTTCTTGGATCGATGTGTCTTCAACCAAGTCTGTTTCATCAATATCGATCTCCATCTCAATTTCCAATTGGATCGATGATGGCGAAACTTGTTTTGCGTACTTGATTGTCTGTCCGGTCTTGGTGGGTTGTCCGATCATCTTTTCGGCTGTTCCTGGAGCGAAGACCGAGTTCTCTCCTGCCCAAATATAAACCGATGCTCGACCGATCATCAGATCTCTTCCACTGGTGGCAACTCGACGAGCCAGCCCTCACGGACCTGCTTGATCTGAGTGCTCTTGATCGACGTGGTCCAACCCCACTTGTTGTCGGTGTGGGCGCTTGCGTGACCGATCATCTCGTTGAGGTCCAGGACCGAAACTGCGCCGTACTTGTCGACGCATTCCATCAACCCCTGCACCATGGCCTCAGCTTCCTCACGACTGCTGAGAATCATGTCGCCGTGCACGTTTCGCTTGGACGAGTCAGGATATCGTGGCGGCTGCTGGGGCAACATGTACGATTCGTTTGGACGCTGAACTGGGCTGTTGTATCGGATCGTGGGACGTCCGTACTCCTGCTGGTAACGAGGCCGACGAGTTTCACCGTAGATCACTCGCTCACTGCCTCGTGCAATTGCGTCGAGGAGCATGTTCTTCATGGCCGGGATCAGGATGTCGCCGAAAATATAACGCCCTGCGCTCTTGACCTCACCTCCAAAGAACAACGTCCGGACCTTCTTGCCGAGCTTCGGCTTCCGGATCACGACTTCCGTCGTCACGATGCGCTCGATCTTCTTCTCGAGCTTCGGATCTGGAACGTTCTTGTCGCCGAGTGGATTTTGGCTATTGCTCGGGAAATCTGTCATTGGATTCCTTTCAGGAATTCTGCGGTGGGGTATCGGTCGGGACAGCTGCTTCCGTCGGCTTTGCATCCGGAGCCGCAATGGCCGGAGTCGGTCGTGCGGATGGTGCAGGCTTGTCCTGATCCTGCTGGGTCTGCGCCTTGACGAAGCCTTCCGGCATGATGGCGTTGATGAACTTCGCGCCCTCTTCGGCGTTCTCGACCAACTCCATGAACAGAGTCTGGTAGGCAGCGGTGTTGGCGAAAGCCTTCCGCATCTCGTCACTCTTCTCGAATTCCTCACCGTCCGCAGACTTCTGTCCGTAGGCAGCCATGATGAACTTGTCGAACTGCTCGAGAAGAGCCCCCTTGTTCTCACTGTGGATGATGTTCTCGAGAACATCACTGAGGGTTTCTGTCGGGCTGAATTGCATCTTCAGCAGCTCGGCCTTGGACAGATGGAAATAGAACTCCTTCTCGACTTCTTCGCCGGTGAAAGGATGCTGGTACTTGATCTTTCGCTTGTGCATTGGTCTTCCTTTGTTGGTTGATGAAAGGCAAAAACCAAAGCCCTTGCGGCCCCTTGTGGGGGCTACAAGAGCTGTGGTTGGTGGTCACTCAGCTTGCGGGGGTGGTGTTCTTCTGGGCCTTGCGAGCGGCACGGCGCTCCGAGATCTTGGCCACACCGAACTTCCACGCAGCGGTGGCCGCTCCGAGGATGACAACGCTCACGACTGTGGCGATGACTTCCTGGGTGACGGCCTTCCGGAGGTTGGAAGACGGCAGGGTTGGGATCTCGAAATCGACTGTGGTGGTCTCGGGTTCCATTGAATTACTCCTTCTGTTGGGATGGGTGTCCTATTCTACGCGTTGTTTTTTCTGCGAGGAACGGATCACTCGTCTTTGAGCTTTTCAGCCATTGGGCTGATCGACAGAGCCCCGATGATGGGGTCGTGTGAAATAAGACCTGGCTCCCCGCATTCACGCAAGGCCAGAGCATCTTCGTTTCGGAATCTGGCGAGAACTTCTTCGCCATCAACCGAGGCAAACCACACGGCGCTTTGTGTGGGGCTGAAATATCCAGAAGCGAGGAGGAGATGCTCATTGAGCCAATAGATCTCCACATCTCCGAACGCATCGTCGTACTTCTCGTTCCGAACACTCTTGTTCAGAAGTCTCTTGGCTGCCTCAAGTTCCATCGTCGCCTGCATCGTTGCGCTCGATCAGACCCTTCTTTCCGTGCTTCCGAAGCTCGTCGGCTTCTACGCCTTGGAATGTGGCTGAGACACCAATGCCATCTCCGTCTGCAATCCAGACGTGATGACCAGATCGACCGAAATATCCCTCGGCAAGACCTGTGCCGTCCTTCTCCCAATACACTTCAGCATCGCCGAAGGCATGGTCCTGAAGCTCACTCCGAACACAATCGTCGAGAAGCTCCTTTGCGTCTTGCAGTTCCATGAATATCCCTCCTTAAAAGGGGATGAGGTAGTTGTACGTGAATGTGATGCACGGACGCTTGTCGTCCGTCAGTGCAGTAGAATATTGCAACTCCAACGCCTTGTTGGAATCCCATCCGCTGCGTGCCGACGTGTCTGTCGGCTGGAGACCGATCAGGTAGTACAGGTCGTCAAGAGTTGCTTCGTCGTGCTTGTTCAGCTTCTCGTTGATTGTGTTGACCGAACTACGCAACGTTTCCATGTCAGACATGAAATATCGTCCACTGTGCGTCTCCATGCACAGCACACTGCCTGTTCCGATCACCAAGACCGGTGGATTGTTGTGAACTCGATCCTGAGCGATCGAATCCCGAATTGCTTGCTCTTTCCGCTCACCAAGTTGCTCAGTGACTTTGTCTCGGTACTCCACGAATGCTCGTTCTGATGCTGCAAGAAGAGAATATGCGGCGACAGAACGCTTGATTCCGATTCGAGTCCCAGCAACGATGCAGACGATTGTGACAGCGCCTGACGCTGCTGCTGGAATATAGAGCTTCCAGACGAGCTTGAACGACTCTTTCTTGTCGAGTACAGCCGCTGGATCTTTTCGCCCAAGAACATGAGCAGCATCCCATGACGCCTTGCCACTGAAATATGCCGTCGACAAGACGCCAGTCACTGCTGCTCCACTGAGCAACGTTGGTGAGTTCCGCTTCGTATTCCGAACAACTTGGTTCAGAATGCGTCGTGGGTTCATCGGCGATTCCTCATCTCTCTCACGAACACCCAGATCAACCAGAACCCGGCCGTGAAACAGGTCATGATGATGTCAAACAGGAAATTGAAGAAGCCATATGGCCTGCGGCAGCAGTGCGTCATGATGCTTCCTCATTCAGCTCATCGATTTCTTGGCGAGCCTTCTGGGCGTTCTTCCTGACCTTGGGAACCAGGTTGAACCAGAACCCAGTGCTCAGGTAATCCTTGCCGGATTCCTTCACAGCATCTGCGATGATGCTTCGCTTTGTCTTCACTTCGTTCTCCTTCGGGTAGGCAAAAATAGAATGAGAAGAAGTATGACTTTACGTCACACGTTTTTGCATTTCGGATCTTCTCATACTATACGTTGTTTTTTCTGCGAGCAAAAACCTAAGTCCTTGCGGACCTAGGCTCCATTGATTGGTAGGGACTAGTGGCGGGTGAATCTGGCGATTACGACTTTGCGAATCGTGTCGGCCAGGACGTAGGCGACAGCCGCGTGAGCGATCTTGTCGACGATCACCTCAACGGTATGGCCGATGATGGCGGTCTTACCTTCGAGGGTCACATCAACGTGACCGTTCTGCGGTGGTGCGTCTGCGTTCTTGGTCTTCACGAGTCGGAGCTGTAGTGCTCGCATGTGGATTCCTTTCGTTGTTGTTCCTATTACAACCGTTGTTTTTGCTGCGAACCCCCCGGGATTTTTTTGGAACTGAAAAAATGAGTAATCGATGTAATAGCGGCGAAAACCCACAAACCATGCGAGATCTTGTTGGATCTTACACGGTTTGTGGGTTCTCTACCACTGATGGGGTGGTGATGTTCTATGGCTTGGACTTCAGGATGAATGCGAGTCCTTTGGAGCCCAGGACATGATGCTTCTCGGCGAGCACGATGATCAGGATCCCGAAGAGGTTACCTGCTACCAAGGCCATCGTGTCAGGCGTGATCTTCTTGCGTGCGTTTGCAGCTTGAAGAGCGACGACTTCCTGGAAGTACTTGAGCAGCTTGTAATACTCGGGGGATCTCGGACCGACCGTGTCCATCTCGAGCTGGATCTTGTCCAGGACTTCGTTGACTCGGTTATCAGCCTTTGGTGTTCTCTTGAACATCGGCATCCTTTCGGTTGGTTTCCTATTCTAACCGTTGTATTACTTGCGATCAGGAAATATCAGAATTAGCAGGAACCACCCGGAAGGTCACTTCTTTCTTGTTCTCGAGTTCGTCCAAATCCCCTCCAACTTCGAGAGAATATAGAACGCCTCCTTCTGGCTGTGGAATGACGACCATGTCGCCCACGTACTTTTCGGGGCTGTTGTTGTAGTTCCTCGCTGAGAGGCCTACCATTGCGCCCAGGAGCAACGAAATAGCGGCTAGGGTACCTGCCACCTTCTCGACCTCTGGGAAGTCCCACAGCGCCCCCACAGTAATATAGAAGGTTGAGAGCGCTGGCAGGATGATCTGGACAGTGAATTTGATTCGGTCATACCACTTTCCGGTAATCATGAACCCTGAACTTTCACTCATGAAGTGAATTCCTCTCGTAATGGCTGAATGATATAGAGAATCATGAGGAGGAACACCAGAATGATGCTACCTCCCACGATTGGCTTTGTGGTCATGGACTACCTCCGAACAAAGATGATGTAGAGAGCGAGAATGAGAATGATCACCAGCAAAACACCGCCGCCGATGTATACGCCGTCTGCTAACATGTCAACCTCCTATCGTTGGTGTTGTAGTTTCTGGGGACAGGACCGTCGGTCCTATTGGGCATGGAAGCGGGTTGCCCTGATTCTCATAGTTGATCTTGGCTTGTTCGGCTGCACGGGTTGAGGCCGTGAACGCTTCCAATTCCGCGGCCTTTAGACGCAACTTCTCCAGTCGATCTGGATCTTCCGTGTTCGTCAAAATAAGAACGTAGTCCGACAGTAGGTTGAGCTGTTCGTCTCCGTTTTGATCCGTGATCGATTCGTATCGACGTCGACATTCGGCTTTTTCTTGATTCGCCCTGTCAATAACTCGTTCTTCAGACCGAAATTCATTAAGCTGCACTTTGAGATCGTCTGCTTCGTAGTGCTTGTCGACGATTACCAACGCGGTCACGATAAGAGCAAACAGAAGGACAGCCATTCCAGCAATATCACGAACGATAGCTAGTCGACTGGTTCTGTCAGTTCGACCAATCTTAATCACACGTACTTCGCCACTGATTGGTTCACTTTGATCCATGACACTCCCTCAGTTCTCGACGTAAAGAACGTACTTCTTCTTTCAGCGCAGATATAGTCGTCTCATGAGCCTCCACCTTTGCGGCAAGACGTGCGTTGTCCGCATCACTTCTGGCAAGAGCTGATAGGAGAGATGCTTGACTCATTTCAAAAGTGTCCATTCGATTCGTATGAGTGGACTCCAGATCCTTCTGTCTCTTGGCTTCACGTCGCAACATGATTGTGTTGTATGCCACTAACAAGGCAGCCATACCCGCAAAGCTACCAAATATGGTAGTCAACCCATCTGCTTGAGCAATGACAATCCCTTCGATCTTGCTATACATGAGTAGCAAAACAGAAGCGATTACATACGACAGAACGAACATCAATCCTCCTCACAAAGCGCGAAGAGATGGGTAACCGTGCTGGCCTGTTTCGTCGACAGTTAAAATATGCTCAGTTACACGCATCGCTTGGGCGGTCGAAAACTCTCCAAACACCATGACAAGATCACCAACGTCGTAGTGAATCTTGAACTTTGGCCTAGCCGTTTCAGAAATTCTTGCTTGGATCAGAGCGATTCGCACCTGATCATCCAAGGCCGTTTGACCTCGAGCAGCAATAACGTCGCTAGCTGTACCTGGGGAGTAGTCGCCTTCAATGTCATTCGCGTCGACATACATGACCCGCCGGTTTAACCCTGTAACGCCCGACAACAGCGCTCGAGTACGATATAACCGTGCATACGTCTTCGCCGCAATAGCAGCGTAATTCTTGTATGCGCGATCGCTCCAGAAATACTTAGCGTCTACGAGATCTTGGTAGAGAGCGTAGAACACCACGTCGTCAGTTAGATCCAGACCATCATGAACAACAAGTTGCATGTTGTTCCCTGCCACAATGGGTCGGATCGTCTTCAAACCACCGTCTGATAGTCCGAGTAGTTCAACCACTCGAGAATATACGTTGCCGCGTTGAATGGCAACAACCATGTCTGGATCTTCTACCCGCATCGTCATTACGATAGTTAGGTAGTCAATCTCGTCATCTGCACTAGCGGTTCCATCCTCGAGTGAATCCCTGAGAAGATCTCTGGCGGTCTTGCATCCAGATTGATTTGGGCTCACCTGTGTTATCGCGTCACCAGTAATAGGATCGTTCAGAGGATCGTATGATCCTTCTGTAACTCGATTCTCGGCGAACGTCTCGAAGCTTCGACCGGTGATGACGATCTTCAAGCCCTTTTCTTCATCTCTCGTGATTTCGTGATCTTCAACACGCATCACTTCACGAGTATCTGTATGTGAGACAAGAGACCCCCGGGGCAATTCGTTCAGAACGGCAATGCGATCAGCCACTGTGAGCTGAAAGTCCCCCGGGTCCAAATATCGCTCTGTCCACTGCAGACTTTCGAACTTCTTGACTGTTGGGCCTGGCATCCGATTGCTGTTCAGTACGAATAGCTCCATTACACTCCCCAGAATCTAGGTGTGTACCTCGCGTAATCCCAAACCATCCAACCCGGAGCCACATTCCATTCAAACGCGTTGATGCCAGGATATAGCTTTGGCCAAACAGCACCAGCGTTCAGATAGCCCGCAAGGTCAGTAACTACCGAAGCCCGTGTGACATACACCTGCCGCTCACCAGGATGAGTGTTAAGTGTGATGATGTCGTTGTCCAAGAAAGGATATGTCACCTCGAACCGGTTCGATGGTTGTACCCCACCTTGTCTGCGAACGTGTGAATGATCGAAGAAGGCGAAGTCGTTGTGGTTAGCGGTTACTGTCCACTGCATCTCCAAACCTGCTGGTGCTGTTCCCTCTTGATACGGAATAACCACCTTTGAGGGATCGAGCAACGCCAACGGAATGTCTACTGCTTCAGGGGCGTTGAATTCGCCCTTCTCACACTCGATCGTCAACAACATCTCTGGGCGGTTGGTGAAATGGCTAGCCTCTGGACGGCTAATATAGCCAACCGCTTGCGCTACGATCAGTGAATCATGCATCAGCTTGACCAACATCGTCCTGGAGACGAACTGGTACAACTCGTCACGAAGACGACTGTATGTATGGCTCAGCGTCGGCTGGAGACCGATCTTGAGGACCAATTGACGCTTCTCAGGAACGTCTTCAATGTTCGGAACGCCGTTGATGTCAAACCCGTCTACCACCTGAACAAGTTCAGTGGGGTCCAATCCAGCGACGGCCTTGAGAATATAGCCGTTGTACCCGGCAGACGAATCGACGTTTAAATCGACCGTCTGCAACGGGTACGAGACTGGAGGGAATGACAGCTTCGTCATTGGATTCTCTTCTTCGAGACGAACTTTCGTGATGATCATCTGGTCAACTCCTCCTTTGCCATGGTCAGCTGGTTCCTGGTGTTTCGGTAAATATCAGACGTCGACAACGCCTTCGGTGAATTGATGACTTGGTTGAAAGTGACCTCTCGACCAGTAGTGTCAATGGTGTCAGACGAGATTTCCTCATCCCGAGTACGTGTGGCGAGGATCGACGCTTGTGACGTTGACATCTCCACATCCAATGACGCTCCAGACTTGAACAACCCAGCCAAGTTTCGACTCCCATTTTGAACCTGTGACAGATCTAGTACAGGAGTGATGACGGGGTTGAACTCGTCCATGTTGCTAAGACCTTCGGTCATCTTCCTAATCGTGTCGTTGAAAGACGTGGTGTCAGGGTTGAAACCGTCAGTCACCTTACGACTCATTGCATCCATCGCTTTACCAATGGGTTGCGCCGAATGATCAATACCGATGACCAAGCCCGCACCCATCATCTCGCCAACCCACATGAACCATCTAGAAGGAGAGAAGATGTCGAAGATGCCGGTAACTTTGTCTTTTACCCAGTTGAAGATGCCCAGAATCTTGTCTTTGACTTCCTCCCAAGCCTTCTTGATACCTTCCCACAATCCGTTGATGATCTTCTTACCGATGTCCAGAAGGAAAGTACCAGCGTCACCAAGCCATCCGACAATCCGACCACCCATCCCCTGGAACCAAGTGACAACGCCTTCCCAAAAGTCGGTGATCCCCTTGAACAGACCTCGAATGATGTCCCACCCCTTGTCGAACAACCAGTCGACAGCGGTAAGGAAGAAGTCACCAATCTTTCCAGGCAGGTCTACGAACCAGTTGACGACGAACTCGAAGAAGTCCTTGATGCCGTCCAGCAAACCTCGGATGATGTGGATACCCTTGTTCTTCAACCACGTCAAAGCGTCTGTGAAGTAGCCGAGAATTGTGCCAGGGAGTGAGGTAAACCAGTTCCACACCGTGGGCGCGTAGTTTCCGATTCCAATGAAGAATCCTTCAAGGAGGTCCCAACCCGTATCCAACAACCAATCCCCAACATTCAGAAGGAGATCCAGAATCGCTCCAGGAAGGTCAAGGAACCAGGTCCAGACTGCTTCAGCACCAGCGACGATTCCGTCCCACAACCCACCAAGAATGTCCTCTCCAACCGGAAGCAACCACTCACCTGCATCTGCAAGCTTCTCGATTACTCCGGAGATGACGTCCTTGATGAACATGAATACGGCGTCGATGATCTCTGGTGTCTTCTTGCCCAGAGCGTCGAGGAAGTTGGTAATGATGTCGACCACGGTGTTGGTGATCTCGACGATGTTGTCCTTGATGCCATTGAGAAGTGACATGAGCATGTCGAAGCCGAGCTGTACCAGTTCTGGGAAGACAGCACGAATAAGAGCAATACCTTCGAGGATCAGCGTCTTCAACGTTTCCATGATCAACGGAATGTTGTCGATCACCAACTGCAGAATCGCCTGAAGAGCAAGACTCAATCCCGGGATGATCTCAGGAAGCGCAGCGACAACTCTCTTGACGATCTCAATGAGACCTTCGCCGAGTGCAGCAATGAACTCCGGAAGAACCTGAATAAACCCATTCAATGCTTCAAGCAGAACTGCTACACCTTCGCTACCCATCGCCGCAAGATTACCCAACCCTGTGGCAATCAAATATATGGCCGTACCGAACAGAACCGCGGCGATACCAACAACTGTTAATGCAGCACCAAGTGCGAGCAGAGGAACAATCAACGGCTCCATTAGGAAAGCCGCAGCAGCTAAGACGCCAAGCGTCAAAGCCAATCCACCAAGACCCTTGAGAAGATCGCCCCACTTCATTTTGGCGAATTCCTTAAGCCCAGTAGCCAGCTTTGACAACGCAAGTGCCATAATGCCAATTGCAATCGCTCCACCGATGCTGCCCTGCATTACCAACCCTGCAGCAGCAAGAATAACCAGCGTTCCAGCAATTCCAACAAGTCCTCGTGCGAGTTCGTTCCAATCCAAACCACTCAAAGATATGATTGCGACCGACATAGACTCCAACCCGACACCAATGGCAAGAAGCCCAATGCCTGTGAGAATCATGTTGCCTGGCATTAGATGCATAGCTCCAGCGATAATGAGTAAAGATGCGCCGACGCCGGCCAAACCCTTACCCATATCTGACCAATCCATACCAGCAAACGATTTCACGGCAAGCGCAATGATGTTCAGAGCAGTAGCGAGTGCCACCATTCCTAGACCCTTCAGCAGCATCCCGTCTGGCATGAGTTGCATTGCCCCGGCGACAATAAGAAGACTGGTTCCAACACCAGCCAACCCTTGCGCCATCTCTTCCCAATTCATTTCAGCGAACGACTTAGCAGCCAACGCCATGATGTTCATCGCCACAGCAATTGCCATGATACCAATGCCTGCTCGAATCATTCCACCAGAGTTAGCTGACAGCGGCCCAGAGGCAAGAGACAACGCAACCAGCATTGCCCCAACCCCAACGATGCCCTTCGCCAACTCTTCCCAGTCCAACGTGGCAAATATCGCTGCAGCTGCCGCCAAGACGACCATTGCCCCAGCAATGATGACCAAAGCGCCGGAGAGCGTCGCTAGCTTTGCAGCTCCGACTGGACCAGTGATCACCTTGTCAAGCAGTGCCAACGAAGTGACCAAATATCCGAAGCCAATAGCCATAGCCGCCATCGACGAGACAAGCTTCTCGCCATCCAGCAAGGACAAGATCACAATTGAAGCAGTCAGAAGTGCCAACGCTTTAGCGATCGACAACAGGGCCTCGGCTTTGAGCTTCAACTGCATCGCTTCGAGCGTGTCCGTTACTTCTTTCAGAACAGCGCTGGCATTCTTGATGAAACCACTTGCCCCCTTGAACAGGTCAAAGAATTGCTTGAAGAACAAACCGACGCCAGCAAAAGCTGCTCCAGTACCAAATTTGGCAAGTGTATCCCATTCAGGTGTGTTGAACGTTTCGCCAAGCTTTTCTGGAATACCACCAAATGCATCGCCGATGGACGTGCCGAGGGTTTCGAAGTCGCCCTTGACTTCACCCATCTTCGTCTTCAGTTCTTCCCACTTGATCTTCAGATTCTCGCCAAGGGTAGTCAGCCATTCGAACTTTGCGCCGAGGTCGTCAAACGACCCCTTGACCGTGTTGACCTTACCCGAAATATCAGTATCAGTGAACAACCCCGTAACTGTATCGAACCACCCACGAAGCTTCTCGAGGACCTCATCGAACTTACCTTTGATGTCGTCCATGCTGAACGAATCGAAGAACTTCTTCACCTTGTCTTTGACGTCACCAAGCTTCATGCCCAGTTGATTGGCAAATAAGAGAAAACCTTCCCCCTCATTTGTCGTCATTCCGGTAAAGCCGTCTCTGAAGAACGTAATGAAGTCGACGACCGTGTTCTTAACTTCGATGAACTTTGTCTGGACCTTCTCGATAAAATCACCGATAGAAACAGTCCACTTGTCGAAGAACTCTTCGATTCCACCACCATCGACAAGCGCTCTACGAAGGTCTATGATCTTCTCAGCGAACCCAGCCAAGCCAGACAGTAAGCCTTCTCCGTTGCCTCTGAATCGGTCGAAGAGGTTGCCGAACATCTCCCAGAGGTTCTTGACAACTGTCCACCCGATTTCAATCGCGGAGAACAACCCCAAGAATATAGTCTTGACCGCCTTGATCGTCTGTGGCGATGGCTCCAACTCCCTGAGGAAGTTGCGAAGCTGAAGGGTCAAGAGATAGAGATCCATCCCACTTTGTCTTGGGAAGATCTCTCGGAACGCTTCTTTGATCGGCTTGAGAACCATCATCAAGTCGTTCATGGCGTACATCAGGGACTGAATAAGAAGGTTGCGACCGCCGAGATCCTTCCAGTCATCCAAGATGGCGTTGCGAGATTCAGAAGAGGCCTTTGCCATGTCGCCGAAGAACGTGTTCAATCCGGTGAACAGAACTCGAGCTTCTTCGAAGTCACCAAATATCGTTCGGAAGGTCTGCGCCCATCCGGATCCAACAGTCTCCTTGAGCGTACCAAGCAACTGCGTGAACGTCTTGACTTTGGTCGCAGCGTCCTTGGCATCCTGACCCATCGCCTGAATTTCAGCTGCCTGAGCTTCGGTGTAGCCCATTGCCAGAAGCTGCGCTTCAGTTAAGTCTCCAGTGAATCCCTGAAGAGTTGCGGTCAATACCTCAGTGCTCAGCCAGTCTTGCTCGAGCGTAGCTGCGAATCCACCATTGGCTTTGGCCCACGATTCGAATGTGGTGTCCATACCAATATCTTTGATTGCTCCCATTGCCTTGCCCGTTTCGAACAAAGCTTTCTGGAAGACTTCACCACCCATACCAGCGTTTCGGACCGAGATCCAGTCGATCAATCGCACCTTGCCGCTAGCGAGAGCCTGTGAGAGCTGGTACATCGCCGAAGATGCCTGCTCGGCGCTTGAACCAGAAACCGCTGCCAAGTTGGCAATACCCTTAATCGCACCCACGGAGGTGTCAAGGTCCACACCTGCTGCAGTGAACGTACCAATGTTCCTAGCCATCTGCGAGAAGTTGTAGATGGTTTGGTCAGAATATTGGTTCAACTGATCGAGCGCTGCATTGACGTCGTTCAACGTCGTGCCATCTGCCCTGGTGTTCGACATGATCGTCTGAATCGAGTTGATGTTGGTTTCGTATTCGTGGAAACCCGAAATGACCTGATCCAACGACAAGCTCTTGGCGATCTGAATGCCAGCGTCGACTGCTCGATTGACAACGTTCTGGAGCACCGTGAATGCAATTGCGCCCATCGCTGTGAACTTCTCGGAGATTCCTTCGACAGCGTGGGACATTCCGCTCAAATCAAACGACTTGCCAGCTTGTGAAAGATCTTCCATGCCTTTCTTAGACGCAGAGAAGTCAAGACTAGTCTTCAGCTTGTCCAAACTGCTAATAACGTCGGCAACCTTCTTCTCAAAGGCTGCACTGTCGAATTGCATTTGTACAATACGATCGTCAGTACTAGGCATGTCTCACCTTCTCCCACACTTCGTTGGCGATTTGGTCGAATATAGGACGGATAGCCGGATTGATGTAATCTCTTCCCTCTACCCATCCACCAGTACCGGTACCATGACCGTACTGAAGTAGAATGGCGACAGGCTTCCCATCGACCACGTTCGTGTTGTACCACTCAATTGAGTGCTTACCACGAATATGAACGATCTTGTACCGCCAGGATTCGGCAGTAAGTCTAGTATCGACCGGAGTCGCGTTAGAGAGCGCATCAACTCCTTGGAGTCCATACCTCTCTAGTTCTCGGAAAATCTCCCCCCGGGAAATTTTGCTTAGGAAGTTTTCAAGCTTACTGAAAGAGCCACTTGTTCTAATCGAGATCATCCCAGGCTCCTTTCAAAAGCGACTTCCATTTTGACGGTTTGGATCAGGTCGCAGAGTTCTTACCTTCGGCGTCGGACTTCAACGCTTCTAGTTCTGCTCTGAGCGCGTCACGTTCGGTTGTGGCCTCTCGAAGCTCTCTGAGCAATTCGTCTTGCTGTGCTGCCAATTGATCTCGTTCCGCTTCGGCACTCATCGCAGCAGATTCGATGCGATCGATGGCGGAAAGAAGTGTTGCTACGTTCATGTGATGAGTCCTAAGTTTACGAGAGCAGCATGTACGCCAGCAGCAGTGACTGCGACACTCGTCTGCTTAACGATTGGGTTTGTACCGTAGAAACCAATAGTGGTTCCGTCGTGATTGATTGCGCCATCGATTTCGATGTCAAGGAGAAGCAGGCCCGCTTGCGCATTATCAGCTCCGTTTCGAATCGACATAACACCAACTCCTTGACGCTTCATGATGATGTCGTACGCAGTATTACCTGGGCCAAAACCAAGCCTATTAGACGTAAGGATCATTCGATCATTGGTGTCTGAGGTGTGGTATCCAGCAAACATGACAGTAGCACCGCTTGCGGCTTCAGCACGCATGTGGTCGTTGAGACCCATTGCCCAAGTATCTGCTGATTGGCGATAGAGAGTAACGTCGTTCTGCCCAATGTTACCAACACGAAGGCCGCCCTCGGCTGGAGTAGCAACGGTTGTTGTGGTCGGTCCAATAGCACCGATCGTAGTACGACTCGCATGGCCGAGCGCATCACTGAGATCCATTGCAGAAATACTACCATAAGCGCCGATTGCAGTGTGCCAGTTTCTCCTGCTGAGATGAACCTTAGCGTTGTCAGCAATCGTTTCGCCGTCGTGCGCACCGTTGTTCGTACACCCCGTGAACTGCCATTCGCCACTGATCGCTGAGAATCCGGTGTACCCGATCTCACGAGTTCCTCCAGATGTCTCAACTTCCAAGTAATACGTTGCGTCAGGGAATGCAGTTGTACTTGGAACTGGAAAACCTGATGGGTCACGGACCTTGAGGTTGGTGACAGGAAGTGTCTGAACCCCAAACCCTTCCGTAGTTGTGTTCATGTGCGTGACGAAGAAGCGACGAAGTTTTGGATAATATGACGTCGGATCGATCATCTGCGTTCCGTAGAACAGCAGCATACCTTTCTCTGTCAATCGCAAATGCTTACGGTCTGTAGACCAAGGACCAGGAGCGGTTGTCCCCCATTCCTGGGCGCCAGCAGCGTACACATGACCGTAGCCATCGAGCTTCTGATCGCCAACACCAGAGATCGACCAGTCAGCAGAACGGTTCTGAAGACCTGGACGACCGATGTCTGCCATGCCGTGAATACGACCGTAAATCGGACCAGACAGATACTTGTAGACAACCGTCCCTTGCGCTACAGTAAATGCAGCACTACCTCGAAGAGATCCTGGGACATACGTCACACCCGTCAAAGCGTGCAGCGAATCGTTTCTTCCAGTATATGTCAGCTCTGCGAGATGGGTTCCTCCGGCTTGAACTTGAAGCGTTCCTGACGTTCGCCAAGCAGCACCAATCTGTCCAGGGTTGTCTGGGTCTTCACGCTCACCGTATCCACCATTGTCAGATACATCGTATCCTTCACGAAGGACCAACGTTGCGCCAGAAAGAGTTGTGATGTCAGCAATGTCATTCGCAATTGGCGCAAGAGCCATCTCGTCGACACGAAACACGCCTGATGCTCGAACGAAATATAGTTCGGAAATCTCATCAATACCGAACTGCTGAACATTGTTGTGGATGACCGTTGCTGCCGGCTCTTGAGAGGTGTGCCTAGGGCGCATGAAGCCTTGGCCTCGTGGCCGCATAACCCCCATGTTTGTGAAATCACGTCCAATTGCAGTCTCACCGAAGGCGATGTTACCATCTGCATTGATGCTGATGATGGGGTTTTCGTCTGCGTCAAGAATTGTGATGGGCGCCGTATCGGGAAGAAATGGAAGCATCGGCGCACTTGGCCCTTGTGGACCTGCGTTGATCACGCTGATAGAAGAAGTGGATGGGTCAACCACGATTTTCTGAGTCTGAGACAGAACTTTGATGTTGCTCATGGAGTCACCACCTCTCTGAATTCCACTTCAACTGGCTTGTCGAATACAGCTACGGGCTCAGCATTCACAATACGCTTGATGTCCATAAGGCCCTTGGATTGAGTAATATCGGCAGTAACCGAGTTGTCAAGCGTAAGAATAAGCTCACCGTCACTACCATCACCATCAAACACCAAATCCCACTCAGCGATCAACGTCCCTGATGGCGTGCGAATCTGACTGGTCAGCGTGTCGCCAGATACATCAAACCCGAGCGAAACCGTGATTGTGTTAGTCCGACCTTTGTGTACGACAATCGTATTGTTCACGGGTTCCTCCTATCAGAGTACTTTGATGATCTTGACGAAGGCAATATACGGCTGAAGAATGTTGAACGCCGTTCCAGAACCAGCGGAACCAGAAGCACCTGAATATGCGGGCAGATCGACGTCGTGCGCATGGTTTGCGCTCTGAATAGACGACGCACCGGCGTAAGACGGAACGTCAATGGCATGTGTATGCCCCGCTTCGTCCGCAGTTGCTCCAGAAATGGTGTGAGTGTGACTCGAGTTGTTAACGCCGGTTGTTGAAATAACACCTGGCGCGGTAAAAATCGTTGATGTGGCTGACGGATCCGCAACGTTTGTAAGCCCATCGGCCACCGCAAAATATTGACCAGTGCCGGTAGAGTGAGTGTGTTGAGCACTCTGATTCCCCGTGACCAAAGAGCCAACACCATGACTGTGCGCACTACCAGTACCAGACGAAAATGCGCCGTGATCGTGATCAATCCCATGGGTGTGGCTGGCAGACTGAATACCAGACGCAACAGAGCCGTGATCGTGGTTGATTGTGTGGGTGTGCCCCGGCAGTTCTGCGGTAACGAGGGTGTGCGTCTTCGCTCCACCGATCTCACCAATCGGATCGAAGGCAGGATCGCCGCCATCGTACCCAACAGTGACTCGCCCTCTCGCATCTGGAAGGACCAGACTCG